TATCAAGTCCATGGGCATGCTCCCAGAAGGCTATGCCGTCAATCACTACCTGACTGACGTCAATGCTTGGTTCATCATCACTGATGCACCTAACGGCTTGAAAATGTTCCAGCGTTCACCTATCAAGACTGCCTTTGAAGGCGACTTTGACACAGGTAACGTTCGTTACAAGGCTCGTGAGCGTTACAGCTTCGGCTGGTCTGACCCACGTGGCGCTTACGGTTCGCCCGGCGCTTAATATTTCTTCGGAAATATGTAAAGGGGGCCTTGTGCCCCCTTTTCTTTTGTTGTATATTGCATTCACTCCGGGGTAATTCGGTGCATCAAACAGTCCCGGCTGACGACATACAGATTGATGCGCCTAACTTGTATGTAAGGAAAAATCATGGCAAATACCACGTTTAACGGACCCGTTCGCTCGCAGAATGGCTTCCAATCCGTCACTAAAAACGCAACCACTGGCGCAGTAACTGTCAATTCTTCTTTTGGCAAAGATGTAGTGCTTGGCACACAGTCCTTGTCTGGTGCTGGCGCAGTTGACATTACCAACGCTTTCACTAATTTAACCTCCACAGGCGCGGCTCAGGCTTTGACTTTGGCTAACGGCACTCTTGGTGAAATCAAGATCATTAGCCACGCGGTTGATGGCGGCTCCGCTGTGTTAACACCTACAACTAAGATTGGTTTTACCACCATCACATTTACCGCGGTTGGCGATAGCGCCATGTTGGTGTACACATCTGCTGGTTGGGGCATTGTTGCTTTAAACGGTGCGGTTGCAGCTTAATTAATCTAGGGAGCCAAGGCTCCCGCTTACAAGGAGATTAATTATGGGTTTTCAATATGACGTAAAAGCGAAGACGATGACCGCTACCGGTGCTACTGGTATTGGTGTTCCTCGCGCGCGTATCAAAGGGGTGTATGCCCTGCTGTCCGCTACTGCTGGTTCCATTTCGTTTAAAGACGGGGGCTCTAGCGGCACAGAACTTCTTAAGTTTGATACTCCGGTTAGCTCTGCTACAGGCAACATGTACGTTATTATTCCTAATGACGGCGTGCGCTTTGAAGCGGATCCCTACCTCACCCTCACAAACGTAACTTCCGTTACATTCTTCTACGGATAAGGAGTCCAACATGGGACGAGCAGCAAAAATGGCAGACGATCAGTACCAAGGCGAAGTTCAGCCCGGTGCACAGAAGCAAGACATGGCTAAAGGCGGCCCCAAGCAAACAGCACGTAAGACAGTGGCTCCTTCTGGTTCCACTACGCCCCGTGGTGTAGGCATGGCCCGCAACAAGCCCTGCAAGATGTATTAATCATGGCTAAGTCTCCCGCTTGGCAGCGGAAAGAAGGCAAAAGTGCCAGTGGCGGATTAAACGCCAAGGGCCGTGCTTCTTACAACAAGGCTAATCCGGGTAAACCCGGATTAAAGGCCCCGCAGCCAGAGGGAGGTTCTCGTAAAGACAGCTTTTGTGCCCGCATGGAAGGCATGAAAAAGAAGCTGACAAGCGAGAAGACCGCCAAGGATCCAGACAGCAGGATTAATAAGAGCTTGAAAAAATGGAAATGCTAAATGGAACTGATGCTGTGGAACATATGCTTAACGGCTCTTTTGGGCGTTTTGGGTTGGGTATTAAAAGAGAAATCTGCAGAAATTAGTCGTCTGCAGATTTTGATTAATCGTACCCGCGAAGAAGTTGCCAAAGAATATGTTACAAAAGCAGAAGTCCATGCAGACATCAACCGTGTTTTGGATAGACTAGACAGGTTAGACGAAAAGTTAGATCGTTTAATGGCAACAACTTTAAAAGGATAGCAAGATGAAACACTCGTACAAAGATGGTGGCATGGCTAAAAAAGGCGAGGGCATTGCCAAAAAAGGCTTTGCTGGCGGCGGCATGGTTGCTGGCGTAGGCCAGTCTCAGGGTCAAACCTTGAACCAAAACGTCAAGAAGTTGGAAGGCGATAAAGTTGCCGTCCGTGGTGTTGGTGCAGCACGTGCCCGCACAGCAATGATCTACTGATATGGCTGTTTCCGGCGTATCCAACTTTGATTTGCAGTTTGATGACCTCATAGCTGAGGCATATGAGCGCTGCGGTATTGAGGTGCGCGACGGATATGACATGAAGACGGCGCTTCGTTCTGTCAATTTGATTTTTGCAGAGTGGGCCAACAGGGGTTTGAATCTTTGGACGATTGAGCAGCGCCAGCAGGTGCTAACACCGGGTGTATACGAGTATGACCTGCCCGCAGATACGATTGACGGCCTCTCAGCCGTGATTCGGACCAATGCGGGCCAGTCTACCCAGCAAGACATCACAATCGACCGTATAGGCCGCGCAGAGTGGCTCCATGTGCCTAACAAGCTGACCCAGTCGCGCCCTGCGCAGTACTACATTCAGCGCACAGTGCCTGCCAAGGTATTTCTGTACCCTTCTCCTGATGCAACGCAGACGTGGACATTTGTCTACTATGCAATTCGCCGCATGGACAACGCAGGTGGTTTCAGCAATACCGCTGATATCTCTTTCCGCTTCTTGCCTTGCTTGGTGGCAGCACTGGCGTATTATTTGGCTGTCAAGAAAGCACCGGACCGCATCGGAATGCTCAAGCAGATATACGAAGAAGAGTTTGCACGTGCAGCAGCCGAAGACCGTGAGCGTTCTGGCTTCTTTGTGGTACCTACGTACACGCAGAGGTAAGCCATGGCCTATGTATCAGGCAAGTTTGCAATTGCGCTGTGCGACAGGTGTGGTCAACGGTATAAACTCAATACGCTCATCAAGGAATGGACAGGCTTTAAGGTTTGTCCAGAGTGCTATGAGCCCAAGCACCCACAGTTGGAGCCAAAACGCTCAATAAATGAGCCACAGGCATTGCATCAACCTCGTCCAGAGAGTAGACTTGGGGTTACCGTCTACGTCGGGTTCACGGCTGATACTTCGTTTGCAAGTATCGGAATGATGCCGATGCCGTATGCAAAACAATGGGTTGCCTCAGCAATCCTTGCACCTGTTAAAACGAGCATCACATGACATATACCGAATTAAAAGCTGCCATCATTGCTTATACTGAAAACCAAAGTTTTACCAGTACTAATTTGGCTACGTTTACTCGTCAGGCAGAGCAGCGCATTTACAACTCGGTGCAGATTGCTAATTTGCGCAAGAACGTGACGGGCTCATTGACTGTCAGCAACAGCTATCTGGCCTGCCCTGATGACTTCCTGTCTGCGTATTCTTTGGCAATTTTCTCTTACGCCACAACCACTGCAACGGGTGTCAATGATACTTTTGTCATTACAGTGGCGAGCAACACAAACATTCAAGTAGGCCAATACGTCTTTGGCACAAACATTGGAACTGCTGCACAAGTTACTGCGATCAACGGCACGGCTATCACGCTTAGCGTGAAGAACAGCGGCACGGTAGCCGCTACGGTGATCTTCCAAGGCGATTACAAGTACTTGCTTAGCAAGGATGTCAACTTCATCCGTGAGGTGTATCCGAATGCGCGGGGCACGGGCGAGCCTAAGTACTACGCCATCTTTGGTCCACGGTCTACCAATGTAAATGAGTTGTCATTCATTGTTGGTCCCACGCCTGATGCGGGCTACAACGCAGAATTGCACTATTACTACTATCCACCATCTATTGTGGATGAGGAAACATCATGGTTGGGTGACAACTTTGACTCAGCGCTGCTCTATGGCTGCTTGGTTGAGGCGTATACCTACATGAAGGGTGAGCAGGATATGATGGTCTTGTACGATACGAAGTACAAAGAGGCACTCATGCTCCTGAAGAATTTGGGCGATGGCAAGCAACGTGGCGATGCTTATCGTGATGGTCAAGTCAAAATACCGGTGAGATAAAGCATGTTTACAGCAGGACTTACCGACAGTTTCAAAGAGCAATTGCTCCTTGGTGTGCACAACTTTGCAACCGATACATTTTTGGTTGCGCTGTATACGTCTTCGGGCGTTTTAGGGCCTACTACGACTGTTTATACGACGAGTAACGAAGTTACGGGTGCGGGATACATAGCGGGCGGGCAGCTACTTCAGAACGTCACTGTAAATTTATCTATGGGGACAGGGTACGTCAGCTTTGACAATCCTTCTTGGGCTGGAGCTACATTTACCACACGTGGCGGATTGATTTACAACTCTTCCAAGGCTAATAAGTCTGTGGGCGTGTTCAATTTTGGTGTAGATCAAACAATGTTGGGGCAGCAATTTACCATTCAGTTCCCCACAAATGACCCAGAAACAGCTTTGATTCGGGTTGTATAAACAATGTATATCCAAACGGCGACCACCAGTTTTAAGCTTGAGTTGATGCAGGCGGTGCATAACTTTGGTCCAACGTCGCCTGATACATACAAGATTGCGCTGTACAACAGTTCTGTTAATTTGGGTCCCGCTACAACAGCGTATTCAACCACAAATGAAATATCTAGCGTAGGAACGGGATACACGGCGGGTGGTAAGACGCTGACGATTAATCCAAGTCCCAATACCGGATTGAATGCACAGGCTGTAAATACAGCGTTTGTTTCATTTGATGATGTAAATTGGCCAAATGCCACCTTTACGACTGCGGCTGCTCTTATTTACAATAGCACCGAGGCAAACAAATCGGTGGCCGTTCTTGTTTTTAATACGTTAAAAACGGTGGACAACGATACGTTTCAAATCATTTTCCCAACCCCCGATGCCACAAGCGCCATCGTGCGCATTTCTTAAGGAACCATCATGGAATTTAGTTCAGCAAAAGACCAAGTGTCCGCTACATTAGTTACCCGCCCCGGCCTCGGTGAAACCGTTGGTGCGGGCGGTGTCTACACGGTTGAATGTGTAGGCCCAGACGGTCAAGTTAAGTGGGCAGATTCTTTCCACAACCTCGTGATGAACGGTGGTTTGGCTAACATGAACGGCGCATATCTTGCTGGTAGCGCCCAATCTACAACTTGGTACTTGGGTTTGGTTACTGGTCCCGGTTCAGGTACTACCTTTGCCGCAGGCGATACTTTGGCCTCTCATGCAGGTTGGACAGAGAACACCGACTACACAGGCAATCGCAAGGCTGTAACGTTTGGATCTGCTACAACAGCTAATCCATCAGTAATTACTAACTCTGCAGCACCTTCCTCGTTTGCCATGAGCGGTACGGCCACTGTTGCTGGCGCATTTTTGTGCAACGTTGCCACTGGCACTTCAGGCGTTTTGTTCTCTGCCGGTGATTTCACTGGTGGCGATAAGTCTGTAGCATCTGGCGATACATTGAACGTTACTTACACATTCTCTCTAACCGCGACCTGATAAGGTATGTTCGGAGATGTAGCATTTGCACAAGCGCCGTTTGCCTCTCAAGGGGGCAGCACGTTTGCTGTTGCTATCTCCGAAACAGGCGCAGGCATTGATGCAGTAGATGCTATTTTTACTGCTGGTGGACTTATTAGTGAAACGGCTTCAGCGTTAGCTTCACAATCAGCACTTGCTACTTTTGTAGGGTTGACGGTAGAAGCTGCATCTGGTGTAGACAGTGTAGACACCATAAACAACACATTTAATGTAACGGTTCCAGAAACTGCTAGTGGTTTGGATACCATTGCTGTTATTGGCACATTTCTCGGCAGCATTACTGAAGCTTCGTCTGGCGTGGATTCTGTATCCGTTCAGACCGATTTTGCCGGAAACATTGCCGAAGCCGTCAGTGCGGTGGATGCAATTATCGCTAACGCCATTTTCCAAGCCAGCATATCTGAGGCCGGATCAGGCATAGATTCCGTAGCGGCGCAAGTTGACTTTGCTGCGGCCATGAGCGAGTCTGTATCTGCCAGTGCGGTGTTTACAGCCCAAGCCAACTTTGTTGCCGCCGTTCACGAGGCGGTCAGTGGATTAGACGCAAACACCGTTGCAGCTACTTTTGTAGCTGCCGTAGCCGAGGCTGCATCTGGTGTAGATGCTATGCAGGGCGGGGTATCGTTCCAAGTAGCAATCACTGAAACCGCCTCAACTGCTGATACGTTTGCATCACAAGTAATTTTTGCCGGTAGCATTCAAGAATTTGTTGCGGGAATTGATAGTGTTAGCGTTCTTAAAATAGTCAACGCCAACGTTACCGGTATCCAGCTTTTTGTGTCTATTGGCAATGTGATTGTTTGGGCAACAATAGATGACAGCCAGAACGCAAACTGGCAAAATATCAACAACGCGCAAGGCGCAGGTTGGACTGTAATAGCTAACCCATCAACCCCCGGTTGGAACGACCTACCGTCGTAAGGATTAAAAATGGCTTTAGTTTTAAAAGATCGGGTCAAGGAAACCTCTACCACTGCCGGTACAGGCACATTGACACTTGCTGGGGCGGTAACAGGGTTTCAATCTTTTGCCGCTGTAGGTAACGGCAACACAACGTACTACGCCATTGCAGACTCTCTAACGGGAGATTGGGAAGTAGGTATTGGTACGTACACCTCTTCGGGCACGACTCTTTCTCGCACAACCGTTCTGTCGTCAAGCAACGGCGGGGCTTTGGTGTCTTTTGCAGCCAACCCGAAAGATGTGTTTGTCACGTACCCGTCCGAGAAGTCGGTCTATGAAGATGCTGCCGGTGTGGTGGTTCAGCAGTCGTTTGGCGCAATCACAGCTACTTCTGCTGCATTGACAACCGGTACGATTACTACCACCCCCGCCTCCAACACCGACATTGTTAATAAGCAATACGTTGACACTTTAGCTGCCTCTGGTATTCACTTCCATCAGCCCGTGATGGTTGAAAGCCCTACTAATCTAAACGCGACTTACAACAATGGAACTGCGGGTGTTGGCGCAACGCTTACTAATGCGGGAACGCAAGTTGAGTTAATTATTGACGGTATTTTTACATCCCCGGGCGACCGCGTTTTGGTCTATACCCAAACCAACCCAATTCAAAACGGCATTTATGTTGTCACAGTTGTAGGTACAGTTTCTACAAATTGGGTACTGACACGCGCCAGCGATGCTGACACCTATGTAATTAACAGCGCAAATGGTTTGAGCGAAGGCTCCACAGTTTTTGTTCAGTTAGGCGCAACAGGCGCAGGCGAGACTTATACTTGCAACACATCTGGCGTAATTACTTTTGGCACAACAGCCATCACATTTGCTCAGATTAGCTCCGCACAGATTTATTCTGCGGGTACAGGGTTAACACTGACCAGTACGCAATTTAGTATTACGCCTACAGGAACGGCTGGCACATACGGATCAGCTTCTCAAGTCCCTGTGTTTGTAACTAATGCCAGCGGGCAAGTAACTTCTGTAACCAATACAGCTATTGCGATCAACGGCGCGGCGGTGTCAGGCAACATCTCTGGTTCTGCTGGCTCAGTGGCTAATGCCTTGACGTTGGGTACGTACCTCACTGGCACAAGCTACAACGGTTCTGCTGCAGTGACTGCGGCAGTGGATGCTACATCCGTTAATACAGCTTCCAAGGTTGTAGCCCGTGACGCTTCTGGCAACTTTGCTGCTGGCACAATCACAGCAGCCTTGTCCGGCAATGCAACTACGGCAACCACAGCAACAAACACGGCTGGCGGGGCAGCCAATCAGATTTCTTACAACACAGCCGCAGGGACAACGTCTTATATTGTCGCCCCCACAACGGCTGGCACATACCTTAACTGGAACGGCTCT